TTTATGATTTCGTGTATAGTGAGAACATTAAATGGTATACATTAAGTTATACAGATAAGGAAATAGAAGAATATGAGCGATTTTTTAAAAGAGATAATTAAAGAAACAGGTAATGAGTATGCTACTTTAGCAAAAGACGGTGTTGCTGGTGGCGATATAGATAGTTTCATAGATACTGGTTCTTATTCTTTTAATGCTCTTCTTTCAGGTTCAATTTATGGTGGTTTACCAGGCAATCGTATTACGGCAATTGCTGGTGAAGCTGCTACAGGTAAAACTTACTTTGCATTAGGTGTAGTAAAAAGTTTTTTAGAAAAAACTCCAGACGCTGGTGTCATTTACTTTGAATCAGAAAATGCAATATCAAAAGATATGGTTGAAAGTCGTGGTGTTGATAGTAATAGACTATTGGTAATGCCAGTTGCAACCGTTCAAGAATTTAGAACACAATCAATTAAAATTATAGACAAGTATTTGGAACAACCCGAAGATAAAAGAAAACCTATGATGTTTGTATTAGATAGTTTAGGTATGTTATCTACAACTAAAGAAATGACAGACACAGCTGAGGGTAAAGAGACAAGAGATATGACAAGGTCTCAAATTGTTAAATCTGCTTTTAGAGTATTAACTTTAAAACTAGGTCAAGCAAATGTTCCTATGATTATGACCAATCACACTTATGATGTTATTGGTTCTATGTTTCCACAAAAAGAAATGGGTGGCGGTTCAGGTTTGAAATACGCTGCTTCATCAATCATCTATCTAGGTAAACGAAAAGAAAAAGACGGCACAGAGGTAGTTGGTAATATCATTCATTGTAAAAATTATAAATCAAGAATAACAAAAGAGAACGCTCAAATAGATGTTAGACTAACATATAAAAAAGGTCTTGATAGACATTATGGTCTATTAGAATTAGCTGAACAGGCAGGTATATTTAAGAAAGTATCTACAAGATATGAAACACCAGCAGGTAAAGCTTTTGGTAAGTCAATCAATTCAGAGCCTGAAAAGTATTTTACAAAAGAGGTATTAACAAAGATAGATGAATACACAAAACAAAAATTCACCTACGGACAAGACGAAGAAGCCTAAAAGATACGCCTTTGCTCATAAAGAAGGCGATGAATTTTCCTGTATAAAATTATTAGAGGGAAAATTTAAAGGCACAATTTATCATTATGGTAAAGTTTCTTTCGCACCTGAAAGCGAACTAAAAGATGGTAAGTTACCTATGAAGTTTGATTACACCGTAGCATTAAATCCAACTGACCAAGTGTTGTATGAGAATCAAGAGTTTATTGATTACATTGGTGATATATTGATTGAATTATTAGATGAACAATTGAAAGCAGGTAATATAAAAAATGCAAAGTGATAGAATAGAACATACAATACTATGTAATTTGTTTCATAAAGAAGAGTTTGCTAGAAAAGTATTACCTTTTATTAAAGATGAATATTTTACAAACAGATTAGAACAAGTTATATTCACAACTATATTTAATTTTATTACAAAGTATAATAATGTACCTACAAAAGACGCAATATTAATTGAGATAAATTCAAGAAAAGATATTAACGATACTGAACATACTCAACTAAAAGATTATGTTAATACTATTACAGATTTAGAAACAGATGAACAATGGCTATTAGATACTACTGAAAAGTGGTGTAAAGATAGAGCCGTGCATAATGCAGTATTGAGTGGTATTAAAATACTTGATAATAAAGATAAGACTAAAACACCAGAGGCAATACCTGGTATTTTATCAGACGCATTAGCAGTTTCTTTTGACAATCATATTGGTCACGATTACCTAGATGACGCAGAAAATAGATACGAATGGTATCATACAAAAGAAAAAAGGTATCAATTTGACCTTGATTATATGAATAGAGTTACCAAAGGTGGTATACCAGCAAAAACATTGAATATTGCATTAGCAGGTACCGGTGTTGGTAAATCTTTGTTTATGTGTCATTGTGCTTCAAACTTTTTGACTCAAGGTTATAATGTATTGTATATAACTTTAGAAATGGCTGAAGAAAGAATCGCTGAAAGAATAGACGCAAATTTATTAGATGTTTCTATGGATGACCTACACGTAATGCCAAAAGATTTGTATGATAACAAACTTAAAAAGATATCAGATAAGACTTATGGTAAATTAATTATCAAAGAATATCCAACGGCGTCTGCTCATAGTGGTCATTTTAAGGCATTATTTAATGAACTAGCTTTAAAGAAATCATTTAGACCAGATGTAGTGTTTATAGACTATTTAAATATATGTGCTTCAAGTAGATTTAAAGGTGGTAATGTTGGTTCTTATTTCTATATCAAGGCAATCGCTGAAGAGTTAAGAGGTCTTGCAGTAGAATTTAATGTACCTATCTTTAGTGCTACACAAACAACTAGAACTGGTTATACTTCAACTGATATTGGTTTAGAAGATACCTCTGAATCTTTTGGTTTACCAGCAACAGCAGATTTTATGTTTGCTTTAATTTCTACTGAAGAGTTAGAAGCTCTAGGTCAGATGAAAATTAAACAACTTAAAAATAGATACAATGACCCAAGCGTCAACAGGTCATTTATCGTAGGTGTTGACCGTGCAAAAATGAGATTGTATGATGTAGGTCAAAACGCTCAAACAATTGTTGACAGCAATCAAAAAGAAGTAGAACAAAAAGAAGTTGCATACGATAAATTTAGCGACTTCAAACTATAATGCCAAGAAAAAAGAAAACACAAAAGGTAAAGTTTCATAGAGGTGATAAAAAACCAGGAGGTAGAGAAGTGAACGGACTATCCTACATCACGAATCTAGTTAAACGAGGAAGAAAAATGGTTTGGCAAGTTGTTGAAAAGCCAACTAACTCTATTATTAACGAATACTTTTTTGAAGAAGACGCACAAAAAATAGTTGATTTTCAGAATAAACACAAAGTCTGGAAGAACAATGGTGGCGTACCACCATTTTTATGTTTAAAATATAATCCAAAATAGATGTTGCCATTTTATAATAAATAGTATAAAAGAGAGATACTATGGCTACAGCTAAAGATACAAAAATGCAAGAAAACGGTTCAAGAGTTTTCTTTGAGCAATTAATAGAAAAAAATAAAGAAGCTTCAGTAAATTTTATAGAAGACAAAGCATATCCAAATATGCCAGCAATATGGTATCAATATTATCAATTGCAAGGTAAAGCATTAAAAAAATATCTAGGTAATCAAAGAGGTTATCTTTATAGTAGAGACGAGGGTATTATGCCTTTTTTAGAGAAAGCGGCTAAAGATATGGGAGTTTCTACGAAAGATAAGTGGAATCCTATGGATATTGTAATGGTTAAAAAGTCAAATGAATCTAAAATTATGAAGAGTGTTGAAAAAATATTAGCAGAGAAGATAGAAAAAGAAGCTAAGTTAGAAAAATTAAATGAACTTATGAAAGAAAAATTGGTTGATAAAACAATGATACCAATTTCACTAAAAGGTCTAACTAAAAATGCTAAAGAGGCTAGAATAGAAGAGGCAAATTTAGGTAATAAAAAATCAGTAAAATTTAAATTAAAACCTAATAGTTTATATTGTGATTTAGATATGGTAAAACCACCTCTATTTGATACAGGAGAATTTTCATTAAGATTTTTTGCAAATCAAAATGAGATTGCTGTACAGGTTAGAAGTTTTAGATATTCTAAACCAACAACTGGTCCTCAAACTGACTTAACACCAAAAGGTGGTGGTGCAAAATTAGGTAAAGCTTCAGTAGCTGCCTTACGACCTTTCTTGGCCAAGTTAAGTCTTGAAATGCCTCCTTCAGTAGTAAAGGATCCTATGATAACAATAACAGGTAAATTTACTAAACAACAATTAGATTTTTGGACTAATTTCTATGATAGAATACAAAATGAAACTATTGCAGGACAAAAAGTTAATTGGGACCAACCTCTAACATACGGCACAAAAAAATCTAGTTTTAAAAAAAATTTAGAAACCGGTTTAAAAAATTTTGAAAAGGATAGAAATACTTTAGGTAGAATTTTCTCTAAATTACACGCTTTAAGAACTATTGAATTGTATATGAAAATAGATAAAAAAGATAAATTTGAAGAGTGGCTTGAGACTTTATACTACGGAGCAAAAAAAGAATTTAGTAATTTAAATGGTCCTTTTATAAAGATATTCTAATATAAATAGTAGTATTGAATATTGACATAAATGGAATTATTTTGTATAATGGATAAATTGGAGAACAAATGTTTAGTTTTAAAGGATTCTTTACACAGGAAAAGAACACACACCTAGAACACCTAGAAGATGATATAATTAATAACGGTGCTCAAGGCGGTGTCAACGCAATAAATTTTTTGAAATCGGTCAGAAATATGTTGGCCGGTAACACCAAAGGTGCAGTTAATATGACCGTTAAATGGGACGGTGCGCCTGCTATAATATGTGGTATTAATCCAGAAAACGGCAAATTCTTTGTCGGTACTAAATCAGTATTCAATAAAACTCCTAAAATTAATTACAACCTATCAGACATTAGAAAAAACCATACAGGTGCAGTTGCAGATAAATTATCTATTTGCATTAGGTATCTTTCAAGACTTCCTATAAAAGGCATATTACAAGGCGACTTATTATTTACGCAAGATGATAAGAAAGGTGTAACCATTGATGGTGAAAAAATGATTTCATTTACACCTAATACTATTACGTATGCAGTACCAGTAGATAGTGGTATTGGTAGACAAATTGCCAGAGCCAAGATGGGGATTGTATTTCATACTTCATATGGTGGTAAAACTATGGATAGTTTAACTGCTGGTTTTGGAACTATTAGAGGTAGTGGTGGTTCTAATATATTTTTAGCGTCTGCTCAATATACAGATAAATCTGGTTCTGTAATGTTTAATGCTAATGAATTAAAAGCATTTGATGGTCAAATAAGAATGGCTGAGGGCTCATTAAGAAAAGCAGGACCTATGTTAAATTTAATGAGTAAAAATACGCAAGACCAATTATCAGTTGGTTTCAGATTAAAAACTTTCTTTAACTATTTTATTAAAACTACAAACTCTGATATGGGTAAAGTAAATACAATGCAAAAACAATTCAGAGATTATTATGAAAATACTTTACAGGCAGAAATAGACGCAAGAAAAACACCAAAAGGTAAAGAAAAATTTATTAAAGCAAAAGCAGATGGTTTAAGATTTATTGATAGAAATAGAACCGCTTTATACTTTGCAATTGCTAGCCATATTACTTTAGGAAATTGTAAGAATACTTTATTAAGAAAGATGAATCAAATACAAAGTATTGGTCATTTTATTAGAACAAGTAATGGTTATAGAGTAACCGCTCCTGAAGGATATGTTGCAGTTGATAGAGTTGCAGGTGCAGTTAAACTTGTAGATAGATTAGAATTTAGTAGAACAAACTTTACATTACCGAAAGGATGGAATTAGTGAGAACAATACCAGATACAATTGATTTAATTAAAATGAAGTTAAAACCTTTTAGACCGATTGCAATATTAGATTCATATTATAGTATAATTGAAAGCATTGGTAGTAAAATGAGTGTTTATGCTTGGCAAAAAAGATGGTGTAATAGGCAGAAAGGTACAGGTTATAGAAAGTGAAATTTGTAGAAAGATTTTTAAGAGAAGTAAAAGGTGGACCTTGGCAAATTATAATGATAGGTGGTCCAGGTTCGGGTAAATCAACTTACTCAAAATATATTACAAAACATTTTGACATACCACACATTTATACTGGTGATATGATGAGAGATTTGTCAAAGAAAGATACGCCAGACGGAAAGAAAGTAAAAGAATTATTAGACCAAGGTAAATTTGCACCAACAGAAATTGTAATGCGAGAAGTAATTAATAGATTAAAAAAACCAGACGCAAGAAACGGTTATGTATTTGATGGTTTTCCTAGAAGTATGGAACAAGTTAGAGCTATGGATAAAAATAATATAGAACATAATTTTATTATTAATTTACAAGTATCTGAACAAGAAGTAATTAAAAGATTGACAGCTAGAGGTAGAGCAGACGATAAACCAGAGGTTATAAAACAAAGATTAAGAGAACACGAAAAACAAGTTGGTCCTGTTATTAAGCATTTTGAAGACCAATTAATAAATATAAAGGCTGAGGGTGCTGAACCTGAAGTTATTGCAAACAAAATAATAAAAAGAATAGAAAGATGAAATCATTTAACGACATAAGATATCAAGAATTAAAAGAAGGTTTATATGACCCTAATATATTCAAAGCATTTTTTCTTGCAGGTGGTCCAGGTTCTGGTAAAACATTTGTTACCAGAAGCGCATTTGGTGGAACAGGTTTAAGAATGGTAAACTCTGATAATGCTTTTGAAGTTGCGTTAAAGAAAAATAATTTATCTTTAAAAATGCCTGAAGATGAGGCAGAGGCAAGAGATATAATAAGAGCCAGAGCAAAAGCAACAACAGGTAATATTATGGACTTATCAATCAAAGGAAGATTAGGTATGGTTGTTGATGGTACTGGTAGAGATTATGATAAAATTAAAAGTCAAACGGCAGAATTAAGACAATTAGGTTATGATTGTTATATGATTTTTGTTAATACTAGTTTAGATGTTGCATTAGAAAGAAACTCTAAAAGAGAGAGAAGTGTACCAGAATATATAACAAGAAAATCTTGGGAAGCTGTACAATCTAATATTGGTAGATTTCAAAATTTATTTGGTATACAAAATATGGTTATTGTAGATAATAGTAAAGACGATAGAGAACTTACAACAATAGTTATGAATAAAGTTGGTAAAGAAGTAAGAAGATTATTGTCAAATAAAATTAAGTCATACACAGCAAAAAGATGGATGGCTACAGAAAGAAGATTAAGAAGAAGATGAAAACTTTTTTAGAAGCAGTAATAGATATACCAAGAAGAACTTACGCTAAAGGTGTATTTGATGAAGCTGATACTAATAATCCTAAAATTAAAGATAGTGTTAAATCATTAATAGATAAACAGATTGAAGAGTTTGAAACAGAATATCCAGTTGTAAAAATTGGTCTTATTGGTTCTATCTTAACAAAAAGATATAGAGATGACGCAGACCTAGACATAAATGTATTGTTTGATGTACCAGTAGAAAAAAGAGAAGATGAAAGATTAAGATTATCTCAAAAGTATTTGTCTGCTAAAAATCCAGATAACATACAAGGTAAATTAATACCTGGTACAAAACACCCAATTAATTTTTATTTCATAACAGACATGAAAACATATAACGACCAAGAAAAAAAGGCAGACGCAGTATTTGATATAGAAGATAATAAATTTATTAAGAGACCAGAAGAGTTTACTTTTGACCCTAA